TGTCGCCTTTATCCCCCTTGTCGCCCTTGTCACCTTGTCCAGGAGGAAACCACACACCCTTTCCCGCTGAATCTTTTCCGAAGATCTTCGTCGTCGTGTCCTCTGTTGCATTTGGGACAAGAGAAACGGCTTGCTCTAGGATGTCAATGGATAGGAACTTTTTCGTTTCCGGGCTGTCACCTCTTGTGACGCCCGGGATGAATTCGAGTTCATCGCTCGTGCCCTGTGGCAACTCTTCAATAGATATCTGATCTTCTGTTTGAAATTTTTGCGACGTCTTTAGTTCTATGCCTTGTTCTTTCAATAAATCAATAAATTTTTCCATGATACCCTACATAATAATTTTTTCAATCAGAATAAGTGTACTAAATTGATTCCCAGATGACCACAACGTAGAGACGTCGAACAGTGATGGGGACGACGGAATCAAAATAGGCATCGTTTTTGAGAAAGCGCCACTTGTGTACTGTGGTGGCGTGTACAGGACATGCTTTAGGATCGGATCGGATTGGTTGCTGTCCTGAAAAACATCTCCTAAAAACGTTTGCTCATTCGATGTGTTATGCGTTGACCTCCAACCTACTTGCCCTGTGGAATTTGAAAAAACAACAGATACTTGTCTGTCTGTTCCACTGTAGGAAAAAATGAACTGTAATTTTCCAATATCAAAATCAAGAGCATCTATGTTGATTTTATCTACTTTAATTATAGCATAATTACTACCAAATACGTCATATATGTATATCCCGTACGTAAACCCCTTTTCGAATGTCAACCCAGTCTTATAAAATGGATTTCCCCAGTAAAATTGATTCTGACTTGGAATGCTCATTTGATTGCTTAACGAAAAGCTAAAGGTTTGTGTTCCCGTTGACTTAAATGAAAATCCAGTTGTTTGGATCAAATCAGAGGATCGCGCACCCTGCACCACTTCAAAAACACCACTTCCACCGCTCTTCATTCTGATGGTGACGCCATCAGGTCTTCCGATCCCATTTTCTGTCAGCGTCATAATCGGGGTGTTAGCACTTGATGACAGAACGCCATCGCTCGTCACATGTGTCGTCGTATTGTCTGGCCTTACAACGCCAACATCTTTTTCCGTCGCCACATCCATGGCTTCATAACNNTTGAGGGATTTGTAGGTTTTTCCGTTCGGACCAACGACGCAGCTGTATTGCGCGTACGTTGTGTCCTTGTCCCATGGTAAACACCCACCCTGAGAACGCAAATAATTCCAATTCCCCGTGATGTTTTTAAGCAACCAATTAAACCATTCTCTGATTGGTTTAATCCCCTTTTTATCCCCGGCGTGAGGTGGGGGGAAGCCTTGCGCAATGTCTGAATCAGATGGGCGAACAACCTGTGCAGGATCCGCGGATGATCCCCACGTCGGGATGGTTTCTGGTTTTGGCTCTGTTGTCATGCATCTACTCTCCAAGAGGAAATTTTTCAATAATTGCTAAAAAGCACATAGGGTGTGGATCTTCCGGGGACTGGTCTATCAGAGAAGCAAAATCAAGCATTTCGTAGTTTCCAGATGCATTTTTGTGTGGAATAAAAGGACCGCCTAGGGAAGGGCTTTGCGAAAATTTAAAATCAGAAAACGAATAGAAAATGCTGCTGATTGGATCCGTGGCAACGCATTTTGCATAATCTAGAGGCGAAAATGGAATGCTTTGATTCGCATCTCCGGTGAAAACTCTAAATGCCCATCCATTGATCGATGAATCTCCGCCACCCACCTCGAATGTTACTGTAGATGTAATATATTGATTGCCGTCAATTGAATTGCCAATTGACGTAAAATGAAAGACAATATCCGCTGAATTCAAAGGAAATGATTCTATGCTTATGTTTGAAACATGACATGACATGCAGACAGGAAAAACATCATTATACATGTTTACCCATAACCAAACATTGATGAGTTTTAACTGGTAAATGAATCCTTTTTCGAATAAGAAATCATTCGAATAAAAACTACTGGCAAGTTCAAATTGATTGTCTTTTTCAATCGCGAGAGCTCTATTGAGCGGAAAAGTGAATTTTTTGTCTTCTAGTCCGTCCCATCCGGATACCCGGAAAAAGAAAGCTGTGGAGGAAATGGGCCTTGCGATCCTTTTTTGATGTATAAGGCTCATTTTCCCATTCGCATCGACCTGTGCCGTGATGCCGTCAGGTCTTCCAGTTCCATTCACGCTCGTGGTCATAGTGGGTGGGTCAAGCGCCTTTACAGACAAAATCCCGTCCTTTGACTCAATGCTGGCTCCATCAACCTTGACCAATCCGACAGAGGATGATGTCGCCACATCCATGGCTTCATAACCCCATCGCGTCCAGGTGGTGCCGTCGTCTGTGGATGGGTCGACGCCTTGGGTTTCCTTGAGGGATTTGTAGGTTTTTCCGTCGACTGAGACAACGGCTCCAGTCCTATAGGTCGCATCAGACTTCCATTGCAACAGAAAACCGCAAGAGAGCAAATAATTGATGCAACGTGAACACCAGCGAAACAGCCAATTCATACGTCGCCTCGTTGGAAACGTTTCCGGCCACCCGTGCGCGATCTCATCGTTGTCCGGCTGGTGTATTTGGTTTTGGTCGGCTTGGCTGCCCCATGTCGGCGATGGATCGAAAGTCTCCATTCTACAGGAACCTCAACGTATATGCTGTTCCAAGGGGTCGAGGTAAAAAATCACCCTGAAAGATGATCTTTTGATTGGCCGTCCAATCCCAGAAATTCAACGTGATTTCCATCGGTGCCGTGCGCACGATTTGCATTGTTAAATTTGGAAACAAAGAACGAAACAATGTATAGAGTTCCTCAAGTGTTCCTCTAAACGTATTCTTCATGATCTTGAGCTTTAAAACAATACGGTAAAGGTCATCTGTTAATTTAACTTCATCTCCTAGAGCCTCATCTTCTTCATACCAATACCCACCTATTGCGTCATCACTTGATTCTCCAAAACCCAAAGCATTTTGGTCATCATCCCATCCAAAAAAAACTCCACCCGTATCCAGTTGCAAATAGACGTTTCTTCCCTGTCCAACAATATTTCCCAGCACATCAAGATTCACTCCTGCAGCCTTATCGATAGACAAAAGATCCAAAAACGATGCGTATGTATCCTGCATGTCGTCAAGAGGCGTTATGATTGCGCGTAAATTCGCCTCAATCTTTGGCTTGCCGCTATATTCCGTGAGAATTCTAGAGATTGCTAGATCACTTGCTTTCATCGATTGTCTTCTCCTGCAAGCGTCTGAACCTGTATGTCCGTGATTTTAATGTTTTCTTCTTTAATCACGGCTAATTCGTTGTAATTCACCTGAATATCAGCCTGTGCTAATGTTTCATTATGTTTCGCAATCTTAAAGTCTGTTATTTCCACACCATCCAACGATTGAATAGGGCATATCATAGAGAAATACATGACATTAACGCCTATTAGGAGATTTTTAAGCCCATACTGAACGAGTGATTTCGTAATAATGTCATCCACATTTGCAGGTGCTTTCGGCGTTTTTCTCAGCGTAATGCTGATATCAACATCAAAAGTCTGTGGTCGATCAAAGAGGATTGTCTGATCGAATCCACTGCTGTCTTTTACGACGACTGACTTCGAGCCAAAGAGACCGCACGGCGGCATCTTGATCCAAATCATGTTGGCCACATCAATATCCGTCCCACCCTGAACAATGACTTGGATAGAATGCGCAGGTATGCCATGAACATCTGTCGTGGCCGTCATGTTTTCGTAGATGCGCGCGGACAGCACTCCGGGAATAAGCAGAAGCGCCCCCAACATAGCGTCCAATGTGCTCGTACCAGGCAAGGATGTGACCTGCCTCATGCGCGCTCTCAGATCTGCGTCTGTTTCGAGGTCGCGCCCTATCAATGCTGCCGTTTGATTGGTGACCGTCGAGGTTCCAGGGGTGAAACCGCCGAACGGCGTTAAGAGTTTCGTTAGCACATTCGCACCAGCACTTAGCGTCGTGCTGTTGTCTTTTGCTGTTGCGAAGATACTGATAGGACCCGCAAGACCGGTGTCGGTATACGTGATATCACCTGTGTTGACATCCTCATCTGTTTCAAACACAGAAATCTCGTTGACATCGGCAACTTGTGTTTTTGCCGGTATAATGCTGTTAGGCTGGAGCTTGTCGAAGGTGAGGGTGACGCTGGATGGCTGGCTTTCGAGTCGGTTGATGCCCAACAGGAGCGCAAGGCGCGACAGGGCAAGACCTGTTGCCATCGCAGGATTTAGAGAGTTGTAGGCATACATCGCTGTCTGGTCCGCTTCGAATAGGCTTTGGGCGAAGATATTGAGATTCATGCCGTCTAGCGTGTTTTCTTGCAGGTTGAGGCTTGGACCAAAAATGTTTTGCATGGCAACGACAAGGTCGCCAAAATAACCTTCTTGCGTGGTCAGAACATAGCCCTGATCTGTGACATGGGATGTCATGCGGAAACCTTTAAAATCTCATTATATTTTGTTAATACAGTGAAGTCGATATTGATTTGCCTTGATTCAGAAAATGAAGCATTCACGTCGATGACTTGGGAAACTCCCGGGACATTTTCTATGGTACTTTTGCACTCCGACATGAAAATATGGGCCAATTCATTTGCCGCTGCGCGCATATCTTTAAGGTACGGAATGCCAAGATCTGGATTCAAAAACCACTCTCCCTTGAAGATCTTTAGGGAGGTGTCGACATTTTGCGCAATCTCCTCTTTCCCCTCCAAGAAATCATTGAGGCCATGTCCAAAGCACATATCGCCATTTTCATCGAGCTTTCGCGTTGTCACGGTGTTGGCGCTCCACTCGTTCCTGTTACTGGGCCGCCGCCAGATGGCGCTGTGTACGATCCTTGTGCATGCGTATGGTTTTTTAGGGAGATTGTCGAGGCTTTTACGTCACCGTTCTGTGTTGATATGTTGCCATCCGTGGTGATGTCTTGATTTGAGTGCAATGTCTTTGTAATCACAACATCGCCATCGATTGTGATCTTTGTCGATGTTATATTTATTTCTCCATTATTTAGTATAGATAGATGACTTTTTCCATCTTTGCTTCGCACGCTGATGCGATCGTTCTCAAAATTCTCTATGAGGGTATTCTGTGGCCTGAGGCCAGGGACAAAAATTCCGTCGTTGATGTTGTGCGCGCGCTGCGTCGCCCGTTGGCCATCCTTCCCTGAAGCCATCCAGTTTTGCATGTCCTTGGATGCAACGAGATAGAGGCCGCTGTCACCCACCTGAATGGGAAATGTTAGAGAAAAATCCTTGCAGGATGGGAATACGACCGGGATGCCCTTAACGATGGGCGTCATCATGCCACCATCGCCTGACTTAAAGCCCAGAGGAATGGAAACCGTCGCCAATTGTTTTTTCTCATCGAATTCAGTCACATTACAAGGATAGCATATGACCAAACTAAACAATAGATGATTCTTGAATGCATCCATTGCCTCTATGTCTGTTGTATTCGCAAAATCTTTCATGTGCCCGCCTTAAAGGCCGATCCCAGCAGCGTTGTCTTCCAGAGATTGCCGCGCGTATCCCCTTGATGATCAACCTTGATGATAACATACTTGTCGTTCTCCGCATCCTGTAATTGTGTTTGCTGTCCTTCTGGGCTCAGCATGGATGGTACGAGCGCAAGGTTGTAAAGAGAGGCATCCGCAACAGCGAGGGCGCCCGGCACAATCTCGGGATTCAAAAAGGTGTTGGCAACCATCTGGTAACCGATACCAAAAGACTGCTGGATCAACTGCGGATATTCCAGGAGACCCGTGTTGAATGACAAAGAGATCGTTTTATTAACATACGAAGATCTTGTGTTAAATATATACAGAACATTATCTACAATATTCCAACTAAAATAGATTGATTTCTTTGGATCACTTGAAATAATTGTGTTATCACTGCAAAGATTATCGATACAGTCCTTTATCTTTCCCTGAAGGGATAATCCCTTGCTGGAATTGATTTTAAAGTCTTTGTCAATCACAATCTTGGAAAGCTTAACACCCTCTGCCATCAATTTCTGTGCAAGAAAATTCATAATGTCTCTTGGCAATGCGTTATTGTCAAAGGTTTTCACAATTGGAATATCGGGAATCACATTCACCTGGGAATGAATCGTTAAGATTTTATCCGTTCCCTCTTTGTTTTCATAAGCCACCAATCCAACGTCGGAAAAGATCACTTTGGGTTGCGCATTTCTGTAGCCAACAGTCAATATAATTTTTTGCTGCGTAATGTCTCCTTTTGTGACCATATCAACAATGAATGGATCAGCATTGTACAGAGAAATCTCTGCTGTTTGCAGGTCAATACAGTTGTTCAGAGAAATCCTGAATGTTGCCCTAATCTGTGTCAGATCAAGTGGTTTTGCTATTATATAATGTCCTTGCATGTCATCTATCTGTAACTTGCATACTCTTCCAACATACTTTGAATCCTTCACCAATATAGGCTTTATAGATAGGTTAGACAGCGACGTCATCTTGAATGTCCCACACCAAAAAATAATTCCCATTCACAAAGTCATCTCTTTTTGGTGAAATATTTTTCAGTTTCACGCTCGTCTGAAGATAAAGAGACCCATACTTTTTAGAAACGCCGTCAATGATGTCAGCGTTGTTCTGTACAGTGCATCCATAAATAACACCCAAAATATCTATAGACCATACCTCCATGCAATCCAGCCAGAGCAGGCGAAATTCAGCGTTAAGTCCATTGTTTGATTTTGAAATGATCTGCCGCGCAGAATCCGATGGGTTGATGAGAACTTTCACAGGATGCCTTTGTTGATCTTTCTTTGAAAGCCTAGGTCCATATCTTGGAAAGTATCGACAATCGTCATCTGGTAAAACTGTATTGTCGTCTCCAATCTTCCGATGGTTGATGGTGTTTGTGTCGGTATATTATCCTGTAATATGCAGTTCTTTAGCTGAGTATATCCAGAAACAACATCAAATATCGTGCCAAGCTTTTTAAGTTCCTCTATTTTCTCGAACATTGCTCCAGGATTTGGCTTAAAAACCAGGTAAAATGAATCCGTGCTGTAGTCTGTGTCCAGAAATTGAAAAAATTGCTGTGGAATGTTACTCAGTTTTGGAAAC